ATGAGAAATATAAAAAGAAGAAAAATGAAAGCATTGAAAGTAACCGTTGACTGGGCAGAAATGGACCTGTTTGCTGCCACCCTTAAAGAGTTGAATGATGACGAAAATATTTTCGCCTACCAGATTGACGCGTTGACCGGTATCGTGGTCTGCGAGAACGAGTGCGGCCTGGCTTACTGCCGTTCCTGTTTTGACTACCGGGTAACCCCGACAATAGAGGAGCTTCGATAGATTTCCCGGGCGGTTAGTTCAGTTGGTAGAACACGCCAGACTCCCGCAAGGGAGAGGCCATGGTCCGCGGTTCGAGTCCGCGACCGCCCTCTACAATAATTTAACATATCAGCGAATTATGAAAGAACGAATAGTCGTAGAATACAGCGAGGTGGGTAAGATAGCCGGTTTGCTGGGTTGCTCCCGGGAAATGGTCTCCCACTCCCTTGCATTTCGCAAGAACAGCAAGTTGGCCCGTTCCATCCGCAAGCTCGCTATCGAGCGTGGTGGTACCAAGGTAGGTGATAACTCTCAAAAGAAGGACGGCGATGAAAAGAGACCTGATGACACTGTTCGGTGACCAGCTGCGCTGGTTCACCCGTCTGAACCGGAAACAGCGCCTTTGCGTGCTTTATTTCTGTCTGAGTTTCGGGATCCTGCTTTCCGTGGTCTTTGACCACCCGCTGCCGGAGCTCGCCGTCGTGCTGAACTTCGGGGCTTCAGCGAGACTGATGAAGAGGCATGTCCCTTTGAATGATTTGGAGGAGTGATAATCGGACTGGGAGATGGAATACTATAAGAAAACATTGTGTGTAACCCATGAGGAGCTGACTTCTGGTGATGATCCTGTCATACGATCCGATACTTTACGCCAGAATGTACACCGTGGTAATATCCAAAGTGCCCATCGTGGTGGTGGCGAAGGTGGATACGCGCTATACATCTATTCCTCCCTTCCCGATAAATACCAGAAACGTTTTGTTGCCAAATACGGCGATCCTGAACAGAAACTGATACGAGAAATGATTATGAGCAAAGTGAAGAAAGACGAGAACGCGGAGCTTTTCTTTGAGGAGTACCGCTACGACAAGAACGGTGAGCAGGTTCCCCTTCCCGAGCGTATCCAGGCCGAGTATGTATGGAACGCCTCGGTACTTAACGCACTGATCAGCGAGCTGGACACGCTTCGTCCGAAACGTAACATGCTGGGGGGTAGCCGTAATGTATGGGAAACGTTGCTTGCCAGGGTTGAGGAATGGCGCGGGGAGTACGCGCATACCCTTCCGGGCAGCGAGGGCCGCCTGAAGAGCCTTGTGAACCAGTACAGGCCGCAGAACTACGCGGTACTGGTCAGCGGCAAGTATGGCAACAGCAACACGCTGAAGATCGAGGAGGAAGCCGGGCGTTACCTTGTCGCGCTGAAACGGAGCCGCGTCCCTGTCTATACCGACATGCAGATATTCGAGGAGTACAACCGTGTCGCCCCGGAACGTGGCTGGAAGCCCCTGAAGAGTCCCCGCAGCCTTCGCGAATGGCTTAACAGCCCCCGTATCGAGCCTTTATGGTATGATGCGGTCCACGGAGAGATGAAGGCGCACCAGCGTTACGGCCGCAAGCACAAAACCGAACTTCCCAGCCGCCGTGACAGCCTGTGGTACGGTGACGGTACGAAATTGAACCTCTACTACAAGGACGAGCATGGTAATGTCCGCACCATCGGTGTGTACGAGGTCATGGATGCTTACAGCGAGGTACTGCTGGGCTTCCATATCAGCGAGAACGAGAATTACGAGGCGCAATATCACGCCTACCGCATGGCTCTCCAGACAAGCGGGCACAAGCCTTATGAACTGGTCCATGACAACCAGGGCGGTCACAAAAAACTGGAACGTGTCTCGGATGGTCTGCTGGCAAAGATCAGCCATATCCACCGCCCGACCGCTCCCTACAGCGGCCAGTCGAAAACTATCGAGTCGGCTTTCGGCCGTTTCCAGAGCCAGGTCCTGCATAAGGACTGGCGGTTTACCGGTCAGAACATCACCACCAAGAAAGCATCCAGCCGCCCGAACCTTGAGTTCATCGAGGCCAACAAGGACAAACTTTACACCCTTGCCGAGCTGAAGGCGAAATATGTCGAGGCACGCCGGGAATGGAACGAGATGAAGCATCCGGCCACCGGTATTTCCCGGATCGGGATGTACAACGCCAGTGTGAACGAGGAGACGGAAGCGGTGACGGCACGTGACATGGTGGATATTTTCTGGGTGATGACCTCCCGACCGAGCACGTTCACTTCTTCCGGTATCGAGGTCACGATTGGCGGCAAGTCCCGCACCTATGAGGTTTATTCCTCCCCGGGCGTTCCGGATCATGAATGGCGCCGCCGGAATACCTACAAGCAGTTCTATGTCAAGTATGACCCGTATGATTTCGGTAGTGTCCGGCTGTACTGGAAGGACAAGGGCGGGGAGTTCCGTTTCGAGCGTGTCGCCGAGCCCTACATGGTTATCCACCGTGCCATCCAGGACCAGGGAGAAGGCGAGGCCGCCTTCATCCGCCGGGAACAGGAGGCCAACGTGCAGGACCGCGTGGAACGTCAGGTGGTTGCCAAGGAAATAGAGTACGAGCACGGGGTGGCTCCCGAACAGCACGGTCTGAACACTCCGAAACTGAAAGGTATTACGGCCGAGGTGCAACGTCAGATAGACCGTCGTACAAAGAAGTACGGCCAGCCTCCTGAAGAGATTGTCCTGGGGCGTTCCACCAAAGTAATCAGCAATATAAGCTGGGACCAGCTCGGTCGTCGTGAAGTGGACAAACGGAAAATAGTCGGAAAATTTTAAAGAAAATTGATTATAAAAATACGATTGGTTATGGAAATTACAATGAAAGAGAAAAACGCCATCAGTGAGCGCCTTCGCGCTTACGTGGCCAAATACCCGAGCCAGACGAAGGCCGCGGGCAGCCTGAAAGGTGTCAGCGTGGGTACCGTGAGCAATATCCTGAACGGCCGTTTCGAGAACATCAGCGATGAGATGTTCCGCAACGTGGCCTCCCAGGTGGGAGGTATGGGCACACCCGGCTGGCAGATCGTTGAGACGGGCGCGTACCAGGAGATTACCGAAGTGCTTTCCGACGCGCAGCGCTGGCGTAGCGTCCGCTGGGTGACCGGCGAGGCCGGCTGCGGCAAGAGCACCACCGCCCGGGTGTACCTTCAGGACCACAAGGAGGTTTTTTACATCCTTTGCTCCGAAGACATGAAGAAGGGCGACTTTGTCCGCGAGATTGCCCGCACGGTAGGAATCCGTACCGAAGGCTGCAATATCCGCGAAGTGTGGGGCCTTATCCTTGACGACATCATCCAGATGGACGCGCCCCTGCTGGTATTTGACGAAGCCGACAAGCTGACAGAGCCGGTGTTTCACTACTTCATCAGTCTGTACAACAAGCTGGAGGAGAAATGCGGTGTCGTTTTCCTGAGTACCGACTATATCGTCAAGCGTATCAGTAACGGGCTGAAGTACCAGAAGCCCGGTTATAAGGAATTTTTCAGCCGTATCGGACGTAAGTTCTTCACTTTGGAGCCGACTGACCAGAATGATGTCTATATTATCTGCACGGCGAACGGGCTGACTTCCCGGCAGGATATCGATGTCGTGATGAAGGAGGCTGCCACCTGCGATTATGACCTTCGCCGCGTGAAGGATTCCATCCACAAGGTGAAGCGCATGAGTGATTTATAACCTGTTCAAATACCGTTCAAACGTAATTTTAAGGATATGGAAAACAAATTTGAATACCTGAAAATCGACGGCCGTGACCGGCTTCCCTCTCCCTGGAGCAGCTATCCCGTCCTGACGGAATACGAGACTATACCCGTTTACCGGAACGGCCGCGACTATCTGGACGTCCTTGTAGGGCGGCAGGACGGCTGGTGGACTGCCGGCGTCCACATGCAGGTGAACAGTTCCGGTGCCGGTTTCGGCCCGGGGCGCAAATGGGGACAGTTCGCCACCCGTGAGAACGCCCTTCTGTGGGCGCTCGGCTGGATGCTCTGCCATAAGAAACTACGGGGCGCCGCACGGCAGGCCGTTCTTGACAAGATTGACGATATCCGGCAACTTAAACTTTTCTGACCATGAAGCGAGCATTGAGTGTAAAGGATATCCTCAGCAAGAAGTATGAGGTATTTCCCTTCGAAGGAAAGTGGAAGGAGGCCTTCGACACCCCGGAACGTACGGGTGTATGGTTTATCTGGGGTAACAGCGGTAACGGGAAGACTTCTTTTGTGATGCAGTTGTGCAAGGAACTGTGCAAGTATGATCGTATCGCGATCGATTCTTTGGAAGAGGGTACGCGTCTGACGGTCCAGAACAACCTGAAACGCTTCGGCATGGCTGGTTTGAGCCGCCATCTGGCCTTCATCAAGGAAGATATCCCGGCGCTGAAGGAACGCCTGCGCCGTCATAAGAGTTACAACATCGTCGTGATTGACAGTTTCCAGTACACGCGGATGACCTACGGTGACTATATCCAGCTAAAAGAAGAGTTTCCTGACAAACTGTTCATCATCATCAGCCATGCGCGCGGCAAGAATCCTAAAGGTGACGCTGCCACGAGCGTGATGTACGATGCCGATCTGAAGATATGGGTGGAGGGTTATGTGGCGTACAGCAAAGGGCGGTACCGCGGTTCCACCAGCAAATATGTGATTTGGGAACTGGGGGCTTTGGAAAATGGCAGTAAATAAGAATCCCCAGCCGACCTTCACAGACCGGCGGGGACATGAAGCAATTTTAAGCGACCTGTAACGGTCAGTACAAAAGTAATGAATTTATTTGAAAACCAATGTGCTTATGAGCAAGATCGAGAAACAACTTGAAATCTGCCCTCCCGCCTATATGTGCAAGGGTCCGGGCCGTGAGAACTTCGTCAGTACCGGCCACGTGTGCGGCTACTGCCAGGGCAACGGCTGGTTCTGGGGAACGGAGGAGGGCAGCCGCGAGGACGTGCATGTTCCCTGCCCGGTATGCAAGGGCAGCGGCGAGCTGGACGCTATAATAACGGTGGACTGGAAACCTGCAAGCAAGTGAGCCATGAGAAAGGAGTATTACAACTACGTAGTGAAGCTTCCCGTGCTGCTTCACGAGCTGTTCCGCGGGAAGGTGGCCGACCACCATTTCACTGACCTGACGGTGGTGATGAACCACCTGGTGAAGTCCTGCATCCTGGTGGCGGAGGGCCGTAAGGTCTCCCCGTCGACCCGCAGGATCCTCTCCAACATGGAGCGCATCCCCGACATGTCGTTCTTCTTCCGCCGGCAGGAGAAGGCGGTGCTGTTCTTCGAGATGGACCCATCTTTCGTCGGCAGCCTGCAGCGTGCCATCGCCTCCTGCGGCTGGGGCAACCGCCAGCGTCTTGCCGTCCGCCTGGTGTGCGCGTTCTGTTCCAGCGCCGCCGTGACGCTTGACAACCTCTCGATGGAGCTCGCCGCCGGCGAGGTGTTCCGCCGTCCGGAAGGCTACCTCATACACACCTACGTGAGCAACTACCAGTACGTGTTCCTCAAGGAGACGGCCTCGGCCCAGCGCATGAGCGTGGAGGGTATGCTGACGGCCGCCGCCGAGCTTCTGGTGGGCACGGACGGCGGCGAGTACCATATCCCGGAGAGCCTCGGGCATATCGCCGAAAGCGTGCTCGCGGTCAGGGGCAGCACGCTGAAGGATTTCCGCCGGCAGCGCCTGGTGAGCATCCGCACGAACACCATCGGCCCGGATCGCATCTCCTCGTTCATGGAGCGGCACGGCATCACCTCCGCCCGTGAGTTCCTGCGCCGGGTGGTCCTCTTCTTCCTGGAGGCGCGGTACCTGATCTACCGTGGAGAGGTGGAGCCCGGCGAGGATGACTTTCCGAAGGAGGAAGAGTCGGACTGGGAGGAGACGATGTTCGAGGAGTGCTCGAAAAGGGATTTCGTGATTTCAACATATAGTTATTAACCATTAAAATTTTACAGAAATGATTACAGAAAAACAGAAAAATGCAGTATCGGATCTCTGCCGGTACGTGGAGAACTATTGTAAGGAAAACGGCCTTGAGGCCTTTATGGCCGTTTCGGCCAGTGAGGACCATCCGGACGGGCTTGAGCAGACGGCCGGTTCGATCGTGACCGGCAGGGGTGACCACATCATGGGTGCCATCTCCGGAGTCGTCAAGACTGACAAACGTGTCTGCACGCTGCTGTCCATGGCGCTGATGCAGGCCCTGGTAAGGAAGGCGGACATCAATGTCGTCCAGTCCGGGGGGGGATTTGAATATGAACTGATGAATGTAGCATAAACAGCCATGAGTGAGAATAACAACAAACAGAAACGTAAACGCGTCTGTCCGCATTGCGGCCGCAAGTTGTGGATGCGTGAATTTTATCCGCTGAAGAACGGGGGCCGAAATTCCTGGTGTCATGAATGTGTGCTGGAATACAAACGGGAGCGGTACCGTAAGACCCGGAAGGTTCCCGATGGTACTTTCATGCACCGAACCCAGGGGCGGATCGTGGAGCATAACGGCTACTCGACGCGTATCTTTTGGAACGGCAATATGCTTTCCATCATGCGTCGCCACTATCACAATACCCTCAACCGGGAGCTGGCTGAAATGCTCGGCGTTTCCGAACGCAGCGTCACCCGGAAGGCCCGGGAGATGGGACTGAAAAAGGACAAAGGTTTTGTAGCCTCCCTTAGCCGTGAGCACCTGCTGCTGGCGAATGCAAGAAGCAAGGAACTGGGATATCCGGGCGGCTTCACCAAAGGGATGAAGTTTAGGGGAAACCAGTACACCGGAAGAATAAGAGTTGAATAACATGTAACACTTCAATATTATGAGCAATATATTCAAGAGATTCGAGGGCCGAAAGGTCCGTGTCCAGATCGTGAACGGTTTCGGTCTTCCGGTTGATCACCACGGTTATGTGGAGACGGATGAGAACTGGGCCTATCTTTACGAGAAAGGCCAGAAGGGGAACATATACATTATGGCGATCAACACCAACAAGAATAGTGTGGTGTCGGTTGAAGTTATTAACCAGTAAAATAAGTACATATATGATACAAATAATATTCAGGGTACAGACCGATACCGGCAAGTATGTTACCAGTTCGACAATAGAATACCGTTTGTTCGGTATCCTATTGTGCAAAAAGACCTTTTACTACCCGCCAGAGAATTTCGGAGGGGAGTACTTTAGGAGTTGATTTTCTTTTCTCTCATGATTTTTTGGATTATGTCCACTTCTTTTTTAAAGTCATCAAGCAGAATAATGTCAGATCGTGAGATGTTTCTTCCGTTGACTTTGTCCTGAATTTGGACTAACTTTTTGTAGAGGACGTACTGCTGGATCATGAGACGTTCGAAGTCGTATTCACTAATCATACCGGATTGATTTTTTAGAGTTAAACATTTTTTGATTTTTGCAGCTACAAAAGTAGCAACCTGTCCCGGTTCGTGATGAATAGGGGCAGCCTTTTAAAATAATTTAAAACAGTAAGTACCATGCAGATAGACATCAACACCCGTAAACGGTTAAACAAGCCCGAGAATTACTCGGCGTTTTACAGCCTTTTGAACCGCCTTCCGACATCGGATCGTGACGCACTGAAGGAAAGCATCGTTTCCCAGTACACAGAGGGACGTACCACGAGCCTGCGTGACATGACGCTGAAGGAATACAGTGCCGCCGTGGCCGCCATGCAGAAGCTGGTACCGCCCACTTACCAGGAACAGCTCCGTAAGATCCTCCGCCAGAAGCGCTCCGCGGTATTGCACCAGATGCAGTTGTTGGGCATTGATACGGCAGACTGGGACAAGGTGAATACTTTCTGCCTGGACAGCCGTATCGCCGGCAAGGAGTTCCGTGAACTTGACTGTGAGGCGCTGGACACATTGCAGGTGAAGCTGCGTGCCATCCGCCGTAAACGTGAGAATAAACAACAATAACAACCATTTAATTTTTAGTTATGGACCTGAAAGAACAGTTAAAAAGCCTGTCCGCCCAGGACAGGAAGGAGCTTTTGAAACAGCTCCAGCAGGAAGAGAAGGAAAACAAGCGTAACCGGCGCGACGCCTATGAGGGCCTTCGTGCGCAGTTCATGCTTGAAGTGAAGAACAAGCTGCTCCCGGTCGTGGATGATGTGAAAGCGTTTCGCGACTGGGTGGAGAAGGAAGCCGCCGCCTTCCGTGCGGTGATGCGTGAATACGGCCAGCTCCGCAAGGACGAGCAGGCGAGTTTCACCATCGTGGACGGTGACATGAAGCTGGAGGTGAGGAGCAACAAGGTGAAGAGTTTCGACGAGCGTGCCGATCTTGCCGCCGAGCGCCTGGTGGACTACCTGAAGCGTTACGCCATGGGACGCGAGCTGGGTACCGATGATCCGATGTACCAGCTCGGCATGACGATGATCGAGCGTAACCGCCAGGGCGACCTGGACTACAAGTCGGTGAGCAAGCTGTACGAGCTGGAGGACCGTTTCGACAGCGAGTACACTGAAATCATGGACCTCTTCCGTGAGAGCAACGTGGTGTACAAGACCGCGGTGAATTATTATTTCCATAAACGTGACGAGAACGGTGTCTGGCACCGTATCGAGCCTTCATTCTGCCGTTTGTAGTATGGAAAAGACGAAGAATATCGCGCCTCATGTGATGGCCTGCAAGAACTGTGAGGGCAAGGGCCGTGTTTTCTACACGGACCAGGGCGGTGCCCCTTCCTCCTCCCGTTGTCCTGTCTGCAAGGGCAGCGGACGTGTGAAGGTGCAGAGCAAGGTGATCACCCGTATCGAGCCTTTTGTTCCGGGTGAGGATGACACCGAACTGATGACCATGTGATTCCGTTCACACTCTAAACGGAAAAACGCCGCATCCATGCACGATGCGGCGTTTTTTTATCAACATCCCCGGTTAAATGGCTAATTTTGCAGCATATACTTAATTTACTTTATGGCCAAAGGACGAGACAAGACGCTTATAGAACTCCGTGATGAAGCCCTGTGCCGCCGTTACTATTACTGGACGGAGGTGCAGCGCCTGCGCTTTGATGACGCTTTGAAAGTGTTGTCCCGGCAGGAGTTTTTCATTTCCGAGGAGCGTATCATGTCCATTATCCGGCGCAAATGCCGGGAACTGAAGGAGCTGGAGGTAAAACCTGTCCCGAAAGTGAAAAAGCCCCGTCTGACAGCCGTCCAGCTCTCGCTTTTCACGGGCGAATGAACCTTGCCGCCCCTTCCTGCATGGCGGATTCGTCGTGCAGCGTGAAGGAATACACGGTTTCATACACCTTGATGTTTCCGGGGAGGGAATAGTCCCGGCTCTTCGCTCTGACCAGCGGGCTGGCCTCTTCCGAACATAGGAATCCCTGAAGTGTTTTATACAGCTTCTTCGCTTTCAGCTGGCGTTCCCTTATTTTATCATAGGTGCCTGAAGTGTAGTGCGTGTCGTCGTAACAGTCGATGGCCAGGCGTGTGGTGATGAACGACTCGCTTTTCTGTACCCCGTACCCGATGTCGTTCCAGTCGGATTCGGTGTTTCCGATCAGTACGCAAGGGAAGGTTACCGGGTAGTGGTCCTCTTCGGCTCCCGCTTCGAGCTGTCCGTAATCTTCGTCAATGTATGACAGCTCCGGCATCTTTTCGGCGATGCGTTCCATGATTGCGATGAATATCTCTTCCATGTTGTTATAAATTTAAAATGTTTCTGATTTCGTTCTCCATTTTCTGGTCTATCTTTTCGGACAGTTCCCGGCTTTCCCCGAGGAACTGTCGCTGGGGTATGCGTATGCGGAGCTTTTTCTTTTTGGTCAGTGCCAGCCTTTTCCATTTCAGCGCCTCCGGATTCTCCTGCGGTTTATTGCTTGCGGCGGAACCCCCTTTTCTGCCTTTTTTTTTGCCCGTGGCGGCTTTTTTAGTCTTGCCTGAAGCCTGGTAATACTTCGCCCATGCAAAGCGCCGCATTTGGGGCGTGACGGTCGGGTTCACTTCTCCTCCCCAGTTCTGGACGGGCGCGTATATGAGGTCGTTGGCCACTCTCACCCTGTAGTCCGCCGGCACGTATTTGACGGAGCTGAAGAGGTGGTTTCTTCCTGAGAGTAATGTCCCGTACTGCCCGGCCGCATCGGTCCGCCCCGAGGACAGCCTTTTCGCTTTCGGCCACGGGTGTAGCCCTCCGTTTACGAAACCTTCCTTTCGGAAGTTGTCCTGGAAGTGGTCTTTCGCCATGCGTCCGGCTATGACCGGCATCCTGCGTCTCATCAGGTTGTCGAGCTCCTTCCGTTTGGCTTTTATCAGCTTTGAAAATTCTTTTATGTCCATAAATGACTGATTTAAAAAAATATTTTATACTTTTGCAAAGAGGCATTTTTTACGTGCCCGTCATGTGTTATGAATGTACCTGAACAAGTAAAGAATGAGGCCCGTCCGCTTATAGAACAGTACGGTGATTCCTTCGATTACCTTGGTAATCGCGAGGGCCAGGAGGCTTATCTGTTCCGTTTTCCGGATGATGCCACTGTCGGTTTCCCCTTCCTTTATCTTTTCAAGGACGGTGAGGCCATGGAGGTGACCGGCCCGGGCGTTTTCGACTTCATTGATTTATACACCCCCGGTATCGAAGATGCTGATGAAGTCGGTGTTGAATAGTTTGTTGTCTATTCTCATTATTCCCCTGCAATAATGCGGATTCGCCTGTCCACTTTCGCACAAGTATCTTACATCTTTCCATTCATTGACGGAACCTTTGGAATTGTCATGCTGCGGTTCGATGTAACGCAATTCTCCATCGTTAAACCGTTGTAAGATCGTTGCATGTCCCCCTCCGGATTTCCATCCTATACTCAACTCGTAAACTCCCTCATCCTTGCAGGTTTCTTCAAAAAATTCCCGATACCGTTTAGGAGTCATTTTCATATATTGTTTTGATGCCATCCAGCCGGTGATGCTCGTGTGTTTTGCTTGTGTGCCATCTATGTTTTTCCACACTTCCCACGCGTTTGTCCCCCTGCTCAGATAGTCCAGTTTGGATCCTGGCGTGTTGCCCTTTGCTGTAATGTCAAACCCTTTTAATCTTAAGGCATAGGCCGGCGCACAAGTCTGGCAGTTGATTCCATATTGTCTGTCGGCAGGTTTGAAATCCGGATTCTTTGAGAATTTGTTTCCCTGTTTGTCCTGGTATAATCCTTGAGGGTCCGGGATGAATTGTTCCTTATGCTTCGGGTTGGCGTTCTGTTTGTCCGCTTCCTCTACTGTCATGGGTTTCCCTTTGGTGATTCCAAGTGTTTTTTCCATTTGCAGGTTGTGTCTTGCTATGGCTTCTTTCTCTTCCAGTGTCAGGTTGTCCGGCATTTCCGCTATCATTTCCTTGATACGCAGTGTCAGTTTGTCCACTGTCTTCTTTGCTCCCCGGTGCGCATCCTTTTGATATGGGTGCTTGTCCGAGAAAAGTTTTGCGTCCTTTCCCGGGTTGTTTTCCAGTCCGGGTTGCGGTCTGTTGTCGGGCCCGCTTCCCGGTACCGCTGTCGGCGCTTCATCCGTTGACGAGAGCATGCATTTGCAGTTCCAGCGGTCCCCCGGCCTGTGCTCGTTCCAGAACGGATCATCGACGGGGCGTATGGTTCCCCAGAACACGCGGTGGTCCGCTCCCGGGTGTACGGATGTCGAGGGCATCCATTTGAGGTTCGGCAGGATATCCTTCTCCCGCTCGAACTGTCTCCAGTCGGCCGCCTGATGCGCCCGTATGACTGCCGTGTCGTATTCGGTACGCAGCCAGTGGACCATCTGGTGGTCCGCTATGGGCATGACAAGTTTCAGCCACTGTTCAAACGGCCTTAAATTGCCGTTTTCGTCCAGCAGCAGCGCCGCCATGTCGTTTTGTGCCCGGTGTACCTTGAAAGCGGCAAATACGGCGTTGTTCGCACGTATTTCGCGGTAGAAGTCATAATCCGGATCATCGGCTTTCCGTGCCCCGAACCCCTTGTCGGTGGCGTTGTTCATCGTTTTCCACGTGGCCTCGAACAGGTTCTCCTCGATGTCTGTCATGGGATGGAACTCCTTGCCGTATATGTTCTTCAGGGCTTTCTTCAGTACCTCCTCATCAAAAGCAAACATGTTCTCCACCTGCTTGTTTTCCAACCGGTAGAGGTCGTTCATCACCACTCTAAAACTGCCCCGTCTTTCCCCGGGGCTTTTGCGAAAAAACGTTTCAGCCAGTTATACGCGTTTTTAAGGGCGTTTTTCTTCTCTTTGGGAGTCTTTTGGCCGGTCTTCGGCATCTCCTCCTCTTCCTCCTCCCGTTCCCCGGAGGTTGCCGCTTTCTCTTTCGCCTTCTGTATTCCGACCGCTCCGGCTTCCTGCCGTTTTTTCAGTTCGTTGTAGTCTGTCGGTTTCTCGACCCCGAATTCCTCGTACAGATAATCGTCTCCCACCGGCAGGCCGAAGTTCGTCCGCAGCTGGGTGAGGATGTTCATCTTCTTCTCCGGCTCGATGACCTTCTTTTCCGGGTAGCAGAACTCGCCTCCGGTGGTGTCTATCCCGAGCATGGCGAATATGTCGGTCATGTTGTAGTTGAGCACGTCCAGGATGTCCTGCCGGTCCGCCAGCGTGACTTTCTCCTCCACGTCCTTGTGGACGGTTCCGAGTGCCTGCGTTCCCTTGTCCGATGCCTCGGTGGTGAGCGTGTTCCCGAGGAACAGTTTCGATATCTCGCTGTTGCACCGTTCGCAGAGCTTGTCATACAGGTCGGAGCTTCCGGTCTTGTTCGCCGCCTCCCTGAGCTCCATCATTGTTTCCTGGGCGTGCACGAATACCGCCATGCTCCCGGTACTTTCCGCGTCCGCCAGCGCCCTCTGCCGTGCCTCGTCGTCATCCGTGGGGTATGTGTATTCCCGGATGGGTGCGCCGAACACTTCGGCGAACTGCGCCCAGTCCGCCACGTCGTTCCGTTTGTATATCACCCATACGGCCGCCTTTGCGAGCATCCCGAGCTCTTCCGGCTCCCCGATGAACAGCAGGTCGGGGTATTCGTCCCAGGATGTTCCGGTGGTGTCCGTCTGGTGGCGCAGTATGAGCCTGCGCACCGGATCCACATGCTTGCGCGGTATCCGGTCGTAGTTTACCCATTCCCCCTTGCGGTAGAACTGTACGAGCGTGAACCCCCAGAATTTCGCGTCCAGGATGTCGCCTATGAGGCGCCGGAACCACGGGGATCGTATCTGTTCGTTTACCGCCTTGTCCGGCTTTCCGTTACGTCTGAACTCGATGACGGAGGATAGCACGGCGTTTTTCCGTTTCTCGATGACACTTGTCAGGTGCGTGTCCATGAGAATGTCTTCATACAGGTCGTATAATCTGAACCTTCTGGAGTAATCCACGTTCTCGAAGGCCCGTATGGCCAGCATATAGTCCGCTATGTCTATGCCGAAGCGTTTGGGCTGTGTCAGTATGATGGTTGCGGGTCCTTTCTGCCCGGGCCTCGGCAGGTTTCCGCTTTTGGTTATCTTTCCGGCCCTTTTCTGTCTTCCTGTCATGTTACCAGTGGTTTACACGTTTACGATTGCTTTTGATAAGGAAATTTGATTTTGCCGCCCTTGTCTCTTCGGGAAGCAGTGGCAGCCCGTCCACGGATATCTCCTTGGCCGCCACCGCCTTGAGCCATTCGACGGCCCTCTCGTAGCGTTCCTTGCGGATTCCCCTTATGTTCTGTGGGTTGTGTATGCTGACGATATGGTAGATGGCTATGTCTATGGCCATCATCAGTACGAGCTGGCTCCGTCCGTCTCCGGTCTGGGTGAATATCCTGTCACAGTCATAGCGCTTGGAGAGGTAACACCGCATCTCTTCGATGGCGCGGTCCTCGCATATCTCCACGATGGCGTCGTCCTTCCTCGTGGTGGCCTCCAGTATGTCCCGGTGCATGCTCGCGTCGTAGTCTGAAAGTTCTATAAATTTGCTCATGTGGGTAAAGTATTAAAGTTTACAGTCTGTACTTGTTGTGCGCCCGCATCTTCCTTGTGGAGATGACGGCCGGTTTTTCGGTCTGGTGCGCCTTGCGGTCTATGATGCGGTTTCCTCCCTCCACGCAGTCGGGCCCGTCGGCCGGATACGTCAGCATGAGGTTGAAGAGGCTGAACTGGTCGGTGAGCAGTTTCATGTGCGGGTTGTCCTTTTCCGCCTCGTTGAAGATGAGGTTCCCTTCGCTGTTGAGGGGTTCCAGGTTCGTCTCGATACGTGTGGCCTTGTCCGTTTTCTTCTCCTCGTCCCCCTGGATGTACAGGGATATCTTCCTCTGCCGGCGTATGCGCCTGATGATGGGCTGGAACACCTGCTGGAAAAAAGGGTCCTGCAGCTTGTTGTTCTCCATGTAGCAGTACACGTTCGTTTTCCCGTTCACGAACTCCAGCAGTCTGATGTACCATTCGATAAACGTGGCGTTTGTCTCCCTTCCGAGGAACCCCTTGATGACGTAGAGCTTTCCGGCCAGTTTGCCGAGCAGGAACACCGCCTTCGTGGAGCTCTTCTTCGTCTTGTTCTCGCCGGGCGCGGGGTCGCCGTAGATGACCAGGAACTTGAACTTCGAGAGTGCCGGCACTTTCCCGTAGACGATGTCCTTGAATATCTCTCCCTCGGCTACCGGGTTGTTGAAGAATTCCTTCTGTCGTGCCGCCGCGCTGACCAGCGAGAGGAAGAGGTCTATATCCTCTTCCGAGTTTTTCTCGGGCCACACGGAAACCCCGTTCCTGTCGCGTATGTTGATGATGTCCACGTGCCCGATGCCTTTTTCCTTCAGTTCCGTGGCCTTTTCAATGGCCCTTTTGATGCAGCAGTCCGGCGCGATGATGTTCCCGTTGAAGAGTATGCGGTAGTTTCCTGATGCGGACATGGTCGGTATCAGGGCTTCCTCCAGCCATTTCCATTTTGTCTTGATACGTTCCGGGTTCCGGCATTCCTCGTCGGTGTCGATATCGTCCACCAGGATGAAGTCCGGCCGGAAGTTCCTGTTACGGGTACCGCGCGGTGACTGCCCGGCTCCGATGGCGCGGAAGGAACATCCCGCCATGATGGTGAACTCCCCCGTTTCCCAATATCCTGGTTTCTTCTGTGTCCCGTAGTCCTGGATTATTCTTTGGTTTTCCTCGAAGTTGGCCATGAAGGGCAGCAGGAGCCTTTGGGCGTTGTCCTGCGAGTTGGAGATCAGCAGTACGTTGCGTACTTTTCCTGTAATTGCCAGTTTTGATATTTCCATCATGGAGCGTGCCGATTTGGCCAGCTCCCGTGCCCATGCGCGCGCCTCGTACCAGCGGTTATGTCCCATCAGGCGTCGTGTCGCCTTCTTGTGGAAGGCGGCGGACTCGCAGGTGCAATACATGGCGAAGTAGTATTTGAACCACTCCTCGTCGTCCTTTTCGAGCCTTTCCCTGCGTGCGCGTATATCCGCTTCCGTGTCCGAGGGGTTGATGTCCGAGCTCTCGCGTATGGATGCGACCAGCCCCTCCCATTCGGCAAGTGCCGTGCGGTCCTGCGGTGTAAGTCTTTTCTTTGCCATGGTTATGAAACTTTTGATTTTACGAACGCGTCAAGCAGCGGCGTCACTTCTTTCGCCTGAGCGGGGTCGGACGCGCGCAGCCATTTGAGCAGGTCTGAGAATACGGATATGATGTCCGAGAGCCCGACTTCCGTCTCCATCTTCTTGATGGCGTTCGAGAGTTTGGATATGGTGTCGGCCTCGGCAGTGTTCGGGAAACGTTCCCCCGCCGGTCTGTCCATGATGGCGTTGTTGAGCTCGGCCAGCTGGCGGTACAGGCTTTTCAGTTGTTCCTCGCGTGTGATGGTGATGGATGTCTTGAGCATCTCCCATCCGTTCTTGCCTATCCAGTTGTTCACCGTGATGCGTGACACCCCCACGCGTTCGGCTATCTCCTGCTGCGTGAGGTTCTCTTTCAGGTAGAGCGTCTTCGCCCATTCCCTTTTTTGCTGCATGCTTAGTTCGGTCATATTCCCTCCTTTTTTACGTGCAAAATTGATAAGGAAAAGGGGCGGAAAAAAACGCGCGCCGCATGATGCCGTTTTATAACGTCATCATGCCGTTATAAAGCCGCATGATGAAATCCCGGTTTGAAAAAGGTCTCCGAAGCTTCTAATTTCGCACCGTGAACTTCGCGGGGGACACCCGCCTAAAAGACTATATAAGCATGAAAAAGTTTTTCAACATCATACCCGGGAAAGACGCCTGCTGTATCCTTCTTTACGGTGATATCGGCGAGTATGACAGCGTGCGTAGCGGTGACATTGCCCGTGAGCTCCTGGAAGCCGAGGCCCTCTGCGGTAAGATTGACGTGCGCATCAACAGCAACGGCGGCGAGGTGTACACGGGCATCGCCATTTTCAACGCCCTGAAAAACAGCAAGGCCGACATCACGATCTACATTGACGGCATCGCCGCCAGCATGGCCTCCGTCATCGCCCTTTGCGGCAAGCCGGTACAGATGAGCCGTTATGCCCGTCTGATGCTCCACAGTGTCCAGGGAGGCTGTTACGGCAACAAGGAGGAGATGCGGGGGTGCATCCGCGAGATCGAGTCGCTGGAGGATACCCTTTGCGAGATGTATGCCGCCCGCATGGGTAAGGGGAAGGAGGAAATCCGCTCGTTGTATTTTGACGGCAAGGATCACTGGCTCCGTGCCGACGAAGCCCTGGCTCTGGGGCTTATCGACGGTATCTATGATGCCGACCCCCTTCCGGATGACAGTACCCCCGAGGAGATATTCCAAATATTCAATAACCGGCTGCAACAGCCACAAAACAAGAGTAACATGAATTTAGACGAACTGAAGAAACGTCCGCGGTTCAGGAACTGCGTGACGGATGACGATTTCCTGCGTGAGGTCGGGCTTCTGGAAACGGAGGCCGGCAAGGTTCCGGGCCTTGATGCCGAGGTGACCCGGCTGAAGGGTGAGCTGAAGGTATTCCAGGACAAGGCGGATGCGGATGATGCCGCCGCCCGCAAGAAACTGCTTGATGATGCGGAACAGGACGGCCGTATCGACGCCGCCACCCGTCCCATCTATGAGAACCTTCTGGCCAAGGACCGCGAGAACGGCGAGAAGGCGCTGGAGAAACTCTCCCCGAAGCGCAAGGTCATGACCGACCTGCGCGTGAGCCCGACAAATGAAAGTCCCTGGAACAAGCGCATGAGCGAGATCAAGGACAAGTTAAACCGTAAATAAAAGTATTTGCCATGGCAATAGTAGTAAGAAACACCAATTACAACGGCGAGGTACTGGAAAAGATCCTGGTCCTTGCCTGCACCGGTAACGACCTTGTCGAGAAAGGGCTGATCATGGTGATCCCCGGTGTCGAGAAGAAAATCAGCCTGCCCCGTATCAAGACGGGCAAGATGCTCCAGAAACGCAAGGAGAACCCCGGTCTGGAGGATTCGAAGGGCAATTTCAATTACTCGGAGAAGTCCCTGGATCCGGAGGACTTCATGGCGTTCACGACCTTCAACCCCCGCGCCTTCGAGCATATCTGGCGCAAGTGGCAGCCGAAGGGCAACCTCGTGTTCGCGGAGCTTCCCCCCGAGGCGCAGAACACGCTGCTCGACGAGCTCAGCAAGAGCGTGAAGTTCGAGCTCGGCTGGCATTATATCAACGGCGAGTTCGGTAGTGACGACGACCACCTTTTCAACGGCATCCTGACGCAGGCCGCCAAGGACACCGACGTGATCGTGGTTCCTGCCCCCGCCGACACTTCCATGCTCGGCAAGCTGAAGGCCGTGCGCAAGGCGATCCCGAAGGCCCTTCGCGAGAACCCGAACCTGCGCATCCTGATGAGCATCGACGACTTCGACAAGTACGATGACGAGCTGACCGAACGCGAGTACAAGAACACGAGCGAGACGGACGTCAACAAGAAGCGTTACAAGGGCATCACGATCGAGACGCTGAACTCGTGGCCGGATGACCTTATCGTGGCCACGCTCTGCTCGATGAGTGCCGACGGCAACCTTTTCGCCGGCGTGAACCTCCAGGACGACGAGGAGGTGATCCAGATCGACAAGTGGATGAACTCGAGCGAGCTGTACTTCTTCAAGCTGCTGATGAAGGCGGACACAGAAATCGCCTTCGGTGAGGAGTTCGTGGCGCTTGACACCCGTGAGACCCCCGTGTTCAAGGCCGTCGAGCGTACCCTTTCCGTCGATCCGACCGCCCTTTCCTTCAAGGCCGCGGGTGAGAGCAAGTATGTGACGGTCACCGCCTCCGGTGATTACAGCGTGGTTTCCGTTCCCGCCGGTTTCACGGCAGAGGGTACCGATGACGGTCTGAAAATCACCGCCGGAGTGAACAGCAGCGGTCAGGCGGTATCCGGTACGCTTGTGGTAAGCCTGGACGCTGATCCGGAAACGAAGGCGGAGATCGCGTTGTCCCAGGCTGCCGTTGACGAGGAGGAAGGCGGTGAATGATGGGAAAGCTTAAATATCTCGTGATCCACTGCACTGCGACTCCCGTCGGGCGTGAGGTAAGTTCTGCGGATATCCGCGCCTGGCACACGAATCCCGTATCCAAGGGCGGCCGTGGCTGGAAACAGGTCGGTTATACTGACCTGTTCCACCTGAACGGCGGCGTGGAGCGCCTGGTGGACAACAACGAGGACGCGAACGTGGATCCCTGGGAAATCACCAACGGCGCGGCCGGCTATAATTCCGTCAGCCGCCATATCGTGTATGCCGGCGGTGTAGCTAAAGACGGCAGGACCCCGAAGGACACGCGTACGGCGTGTCAGAAGCGTGCGCTTGAGAAGTACGTGAAAGACTTCCACCGCCGTTTCCCTGATGTCCGTATCGTGGGGCATAACGAGCTGGCGGCCAAAGCCTGTCCCAGTTTTGACGTGCAGAAATGGCTTGTTTCAATAGGTATCAGACAATCATAAAAAAGTGATCATGGACACGAGCGTACTGCTAAACTGGATATTCGGCGGCGGCCTTCTGGCCGCTCTGACGGCCCTTCTGACGTTGGGCCCCACGGTCAGGAAGGCGAAGGCGGAAGCGGAAAAGGCGAAAGCCGACGCGGAGACCGTGCGGATAGACAACACGGAGCACGCCACGCGTATCCTGATCGATAATATTGTAGAACCCTTAAAAAAAGAACTTAGTGCGACACGAAGAGAGATGGCGCGTTTGCGCAAGGCTATTGACGGCGCCAATGATTGTCAGCACCGTGCTGACTGCCCTGTGCTTCACGAGCTGCGCGAGCTCCCGAAGACAGACGCTGAACCGGACGTCGGCGGTAGCCGCGTCCGTCGCGGACAGCGCAAGGTCCGTGCGCCGGGGTCTGGCGATGGCGGGGATCCCGAAATCCGCGCTGACGCTGGAGATTCCGTTTCTTGACCTGCTGTCGCTCCCCGCCGGTGCCTCCTGGCACGGAAAGAGCGGGCAGGCGGGCGTGGATGTGGCGACCCGCGGCGACACGCTGGTGGTGACCTCCACGTGCGACAGCCTGCAGCGGCTCGTCCTCTGGTACGAGGAGGAGCTGGAGCGTGTCCGCGGCGACACCGTGAGTGTGTCGGAACGCGTGGAAACCGACTCCCGGCAGCGTTCCCCGCCCTTGAGGACGGTTTTCTGGGCCTTTACCGCCGGCCTGGCCACCGGCATAGTATCAACCCTATTAATCAAGAGACGACATGGAAAAGAATAAGAATTTCATTTACGGCATCGCCGTGGTCAAGTTCGGCACCTCCACGATCGGTTGGATCGAGAAGGGTAGCTGGGACTGGGGCGGCACGAAACCCGAGAGCGTGGATGTCGAAGCCGAGCAGGTTCCCGACGCGCCCGTGCTGACGCTCCAGCAAAAGAACGGTCAGATTTCCCCGACGTTCAACCTGATCCAGCTGGACTACAAGAACATCAAGGCCGTGCTTGGCGGCACGCTGGTGGGTACGGATGACGCCCCTACGGGGTGGAAGGCCCCCACGGAGCTGGTACAGAAGTCCGGTGAATGGACGATCGACTTCATGAGCGGTCAGACGATGACTATCCCGAACGGTACGATCCTCTCGAACCTTGGCGGGAAGCTGACGCTGACGGAGGTCTCGAAGATCGAGTGCCAGCTGAAGGTGAACAAGCCGGAGGACGGCAGCGCTCCCTACGAGATCAACGACACTGTATCGGCATAGCGTATGGACGAGCGTGCAGTAAGACGTGTGCAGCGTGAGGCGTCGGAGGTGTTGCTTGACCTCGGCGTCTCCCTTCCGCTGAAGGAGTGGCGCCTGCCCTTTATGAAACGCCCCGTGCGGTGGCGCGTTACGATGCGCCGCCCGCGCCTTGCCGGGCAGATATGCATCGTACGGATATACCTCTCGATGGGAGTTTCCCCGGAGGAGATTTCCTCCTTTACCGGTCGTGAGCGTCTGGAGTTTCTGGCACGTCACGGAACCAGGGTTTCCCGGATGGTTGCCTATACCCTTTGCCGTGGTCCGGTCAGCCGGCGGCTGCTTGTCCGCCCCGTGTCGTGGTTCCTGCGTGAGGCTGTGGAGCACCGTTTCCTGATGGGTGCCCTGGAGAAGTTCATCAGCTTGATGGGCAGCGAGTCTTTTACGAGTATTATCAGCTCGATCGATCGGGCGAACCCGATGAAGTTGAGAATGAGCCAAAGAAGGAAGGGGAGTTAAGGACCGAGTTTGAAGGTTCCCATAGCCCCTTCGGTTTTATCTGGAACATCGCGGGCGCCACCGGCTGGACGGTGGAGTACATCCTGGAGAAGGTGAACTACCAGACGCTCGTCCTGATGCTCTCCGACGCCCCGCGTTACGTCCGCCGGTCAGCAGCTGACTCCAAAGTTTTGCAAGGCGGTGGCGGCGGGGTGGATCCGGAAGCGGCCGCACGCGAAGCCGGCGATATAGTGAAGTTTTACCAAAGCAATTTAGAACTGTAGACGATGAAGCCCGTAGAAATCGAATTCCTGATGAAGGACAAGCTGAGCGGCGGCCTTGACAAGGCCGGGCTGGCGGTGGACATCCTTGCCGAGAAATCGGCGAAGGCGGCCGCCGCCATCAACGCGCGTATCGAGGAGCAGAGAAAGGTCATCGACCGTGTGAGCTCCGACCTGCAGCGTATGGAAACGCAGCTCCAGAACATGAAGCCGGGGCCGGCACAGGCGGAGCTTGCCGCCGATGTGACGGCCTGCCGCAAGGTGCTGGAAGAAGAACGTGCGGCCCTCGAGGGTCTTGAAAAGGAGCACCGCGAGGCGGAGAAGAGCGTGCGCAGCCTCCGTGAGGAGTACAGCCGTATCCGCCTGGAGGAGGAACGCGCCGCCGTCTCCGGCAAGAGCCTGACCGAGAGGATCCGGGAACAGAAGGAGGTCATCGGGCAGATTGAAAGCGATATCAAGTCGCTGGAGAAAGCCTACCAGGGGGCCGCTCCCGGGAAAGCGAAAGTGGCCGCCCTGAACGAGCTGAACGCCGCCAAGCGTGCGCTTGAAGAGGAAAAGGGCGCCCTTGCCGGACTCCAGGCGGAACAGGAGAAGGTGCGGGAGGGCGGCAAACGCCTTTCCCTTCAGCTGCGCGAGCTCCAGGACAACATGGCCCGCCTGCGTCTGGAAGGGAAGCAGGACACCGAGGAGTACCGGAAGATGGCGCAGCAGGCGGCGCTCCTTTCCGACACGCTTGCCGATCTGAACACCCAGACGAAGATCCTCTCGCACGACGACGCGAACCTCCAGGGCTTCATGTCGGGCGTGAGCGGCCTTGCCGGTCTGTTCACCACGGCCACCGGCGCGCTGTCGCTCTTCGCCTCGGAAAACGAGAACCTGGCCAGGATTCAGACGCGCGTGCAGAGCGTGATGGCCATCACGATGGGGTTGCAGCAGGTGTTCAATACGCTGAACAAGGATTCCGCTTTCCGGCTGGTGACGGTCGTGAAGATGAAGAACCTGCTGACGGCTGCCAACACCCGGCTGGCCGTTGCCCTGGGCATCTCCACCGGTGCGGCGCAGGCCCTGATGGCCACGCTGACGCTGGGCCTTTCAGCCGTCATCACGGGGCTTATTGTCCTTTGGGACAGATACAGCGATGCGCAGGAGAAAGCGGCTGAAAAAGCGAAAGAACGGGTAAAAATCGAGTCCGACGGCCGCGCACAGATGATCCGGACCCGTTTCGAGATCGAGAGCACGCTGGCGAGCCTGAAGAAGTTCACCGGCACGAAGGACGAGGAGAAGGCCAAGGTGGAGGAACTGAACCGCAAGTACGGCGAGAGTTTCGGGTATTACGACACGATCGCCCAGTGGTACGATATCCTCCAGCAGAAGGGTGAGAAATACATCCAAATGCTTTTCTTGCAAGCCAAGGTACAGAGCCTTGTGAACAAGGCCACGGAGGCCGACGAGAAGGTGAACGAGATCAAGGCCAGCCGGCCGGAAGACGTGGACGGCTCGATGGGCTGGTTCGCACGCATGGGGCTTTACATGGCCCAGAGCGATTCGTACGGACAGGTGGACGCGCAGGCCCTGATCTCGGAATACAACAAGGAGGCGAAGGAGAAGGCGCTGCGTGAGGCCGAGAAAGTCCGCGACGACTATCTGGCCGAGGCGCGTAAGCTGCAGGAGGAGTATCTGGATATCGGCAAGGAGTTCGACCTTGGCGACCATGCCAAGCCCGACCCGAATGCCGCCAAAAAGGAGCAACAGTCGGAAGAGCAGCGTGCCTCGGAACTTCTGAAGCTCCAGATGAAGAACCGCCAGGCGGAGATCGACCTTCTGAAGGAGAGCGGTGAGAAACGCCGCCGCCAGATCCGCCTGAACTACGACAAGGAGATCGCCGAACTTGCCGCCCGGGAGAAGAAGTGGCGGGACGCACAGAAGGGCGAACTGACCGGCGGGCAGGAATCCTCCCTGAAGGAGGCACGGGAAAAGGCCGCGGCGGTACGTGACGGCGACCTGGCAAAGGTGACAAAGGAAGAGAATGACGCCGCCCGCCAGTCCATGCTCGACTACCTGAAGGAATATGGCACGTACCAGCAGAAGAAGCTGGCCATCGCTGAGGAATACGCGGAGAAAATCCGCAAGGCGCAGGAGGAGGGCAACTATGCCGAGGTATTGCGCCTTTCCCGCCAGCAGAAGGAAGAAACGGCTGCCGCCGAGATTGCCAGCCTGAAGGCCGACATTGACTGGGACGGCCTTTTCGGCAACTTCGGAGGGCTGCTCGAGGAGCAACTTCGCCCCACGCTGGAAAAGTTGAGAAAGTACGCCGCCTCCGACGAGTATAAAAACGCGAGTGCCGAGGACAAGCAGGTGATCAGCGAGCTGATCGCGAAGCTGGAGGACCGGAGTGCGGGTGGTATTAACCGGAACATGTTCAAGGACGTTTCCCGTGACCTTTCCGCTTACCAGACGACGCTGCGTTCTCTGACGGAGGCGAAAGAAAGGGAGAAGGCCGCGGCCGACGCTTTGGTGGTGGCGCAGGAAAAACAGAAGAAAGCCGCTGAAAGCGGTGACCCCGGCGCCCTGAAGGAAGCGGAAGAACTGGTGGCTACCGCGCAGGAAGCTTTCGACGCCGCCTCGGCGAGCGTGGCCACCCTGACAGAGGCGAACGACAAGGCGGCGCAGGACCTTCGCACCTCCAGCACGAACGCCGTGCAGTCCCTCACCGGCCTTGCCGAGGGGCTCCAGGGCCTGAAGTCCGGCTCCCTTGCCGGCATGGCCCAGGGGCTGGGCAAACTGGGCGATGCGACGAAGAACCTGGGCGGCGTGATGGGCACGGTGGGCAGTACGCTTGCCGAGACGTTCTCGAGCGGCGGCATCATCGGGCAGATCATCTCTGCGGTGCTTTCCATCCTTGACGTGCTGAAGGAGGGTATCGGCACGCTGGTGAGCGATATCCTTGATTCCGTGCTGGGTGCGGTGAACGGCATTCTGGAAAACATCCTTTCCGGTGAACTGTTCACGCAGATCGGCAGCTCGCTTTTCTACGGGGTGAGGGACATCCTGGACACGGTGACCTTCGGCCTGTTCTCCTCGCACGGCAATGCCAGGGAGGTGAACGCGCTGGTGGAGCGGCTGACCGAATCGAACAAGTACCTGACCACCGCCATCGAGAAGCTGACCGACGAGATGGCCAGCTCCGGCGGCGCACGTTCCACCGAGTACTACCGGAGCGCCTACGAGAAACAGCAGCAGAAAATCGAGAACGACCGCCAGATGCTGGAGGCGAAGATGGGGTATCACAGCTCGCACCACTCGAATGACTACTATATCAACGACGCCTTCAGCCGGAGCGACTGGCAGCGCGCTTCGGCATACGTGGGAAAGACGCTCCGCTCGGCCTCCGACCTGTGGGGCCTCTCCCCGGAGGACCTTGCGAAGCTGCAGGAGCTTCCGGACATCTGGGAGAAGATCCACAGCGGTAAGTACGACCAGTCGGAATGGCTGGACGAGTACATCTCCGACGCGGGCACGTTGCTGGAGCTGCAGCAGCAGTGGCAGGACGCGATCACGGACACGTCGTTCGAGAGTATCAAGAGCGGTATGAAGGATCTGCTGAAGGATTTCGAGACGGACTCCGAGGACGTGGCCGCGAGCGTGGACTCTTTTCTGGAGAACGCCATCCTGAAATCAGTGGTGGACGGTACGTACTCCGACGAGCTGGAGAAGTGGCAGGCGACGTTTGCGGAGTTCATGAGCGACGGGCTCCTTTCGGAGGAGGAAGCCTCGGAACTGCGGCGGAAGTACACGGACATCTTCAGCGCGGCGCAGGCCGAGAAGGACTCGATGTTCGCCGCCGCCGGCATCACGGAATCCTCCTCCACGACGCAGAGCGGGAAGTCCGGGAGCTTCACGGCGATGTCGCAGGACCAGGGCACGAAGCTGGATGGTATGTTCACCTCGGGGCTGAACCACTGGGTAAGCATCGACGAACATACCGAGGACGTGGCGGGCCGCATGGCCTCTGCCGAGGGACATCTGGCGAAGATCGCGGAGAACACCGGCAAAAGCGCCGGTTCCCTTAGTGAGATCAAGGAGGATATCAAACGGATCATACGTGACGGGTTAAGAATGAAATCATCATGAGCATGGAATCAATCATGGGCGGGCTGTTCCTGGTGAACGGCACCGACATCTGGACGGAGTACGGCGTATTCCTGACGGAGGAGAAGAGCGGGGGGCGCGACAACCTGAAGGCGCTCCTGTGCCCGAGCGGCACGAAGGAACATACGGCTGTGGACATCCGCGAGGAGGACGGGGAAAAATACTCCGATACCCTCACGGTGGCCAACGCGGCGCGCGACATCACGCTGACCTTCGCGCTGTACGCCGCCACCAGGCAGGAGTGGCTGAAGAAGTACATGTCCTTCATCTCCTTTTTGAAAACCGGCGAGAAGGGGTGGCTCTCGCTGTATTTGCCGCAGCTTGACCTGACGCTGCGGGTGTTCTACCTGGAGTGTCCCGGCTTCACCCCGCTGACCTACCTTTGGGAGGAAGGCGTGCAGGCCGGGCGCTTCAAGGTGAAGTTCCACGAGCCGAAACCGGTCATTTAACAACCATTCAAACGACGTTCAAACATGCTTTTAACGGTATATAACAGCAACAGGCAGGCGAAGGCGGTCCTCTCGCCGGATGACAGCTCGACGCAGGTGAAGGCGCTCCAGGGTGACAATGTCCTGACGCTCTCCTTCACCCTGTACGAACACGTGGCGCTTGAGGTGAACGACTACGTGGACTTCTGCGGCGAGCGCTATTGGCTTCTGGAGTGCTACCTTCCGGAGGAGGTGAGCACGCAGGAGTGGAAATACGACGTGAAGTTCTACGGCATCGAGAGCCTGATCAAGCGGTTCCTGGTACTGAACGTGGTGGACGGGGATCCGGAGCCGGTGTTCACGCTGACGGCCCCTCCGCGTGAGCACGTGGCGCTGGTCGTGAAGTCGGTCAACGACGGGCTGGGCGGCATTACCGACTGGAAGGTGGGCACAGTGGAGGGTACGGATAACATCGTGATCGACTACGAGGGGAAGTACTGCCACGAGGCGCTGAAGGAGATCGCCGAGGCCGTGGGCGGACAGGCGGAATGGTGGATCGAGGGCCAGACGGTGAACGTGTGCCGTTGCGAGGACGGGGTGGAGCTCCCTCTGGCCTACGGGCGCGGGCTGACGGGCCTCTCGCGTGACAAGGCCGACGGCGCGAAGTTCTACACGCGGCTGTTCCCTATCGGCAGCTCCCGGAACATCGACCCGGAAAGATACGGCCATAGCCGCCTCCAGCTTCCGGGCGGCGCGAAATACGTGGACGTGAATGTGGAGAAGTACGGCATCCATCACCACTACGAGGCCAACGCCTTCGCGGATATCTATCCCCGTCGCGTGGGTACCGTGACTTCGGTGCGCAGCGAGGAGGTGACGGGCGAGGACGGTGAGCCCTTCACGATCTGGTATTTCCGGGATGACACGCTGACGTTCGACCCCAACGATTACGAGCTTGGCGGCAAGGTGAAACGCGTCTCCTTCCAGGAAGGCTGCGAGCTGGCCGGTCTTGGCGAGGAGGAGGACGGCACCTATTATTTCGAGGTGAACTTCAACAGCAACATGCGCGAGTTCGAGATCATCACCATCTGGCCGTACTCCGACGACACGCAGCTTCCTGGCGGGAGCCTTGTACCGAAGGCCGGTGACCGTTATATCCTCTGGAATATCCGCATGCCCGACGAGTATTACGGCCTGGCGGAGGAGGAATACCTGACGGCCGTGAACCGTTACAACGCGGAGAACGCCGTGGATGTCTCGGTGTACAAGGGCCCGACGGACCACGTGTGGGTGGAGGAAAGCGGTGCGGACCTGTATGTGGGCCGCCGCGTTCGGCTGGAAAGTAAGGAGTATTTTCCGGAAACGGGCTTCCGCAGCAGCCGCGTGACGAAGGTGACGCGCAAGGTGACGCTCCCCTCGCAGATGGACCTCGAGATCTCCGACGCTCTCTCCACGGGGGTGATGGAGAGCCTGACGAACCGCATCGACGAGGTGCGCAGCTATACGAAAACCGCCGTTTCCGGCGCGAGCCTTCCGGACGTCATAAGAAGCTGGGACAACACACTTCCCACCGACAACAACCTTTTCTCGGCAAGAAGAAGCCAGGCGGAGTTCATCAGCAAGAAGAAGGCCGACCGCGCGAAAAAGAGGATCACCTTCGAGGAGGGCATCGGCATCGGGCTGGAGGATAACGCCGGCATCGACGGCAAGGGCAACGCCGAGCTGCTGACGCTGGTGGTACGCGCCCTTCTAAGCAGCCCCCAGTTCGTGGACGGCCTTTTCGGTGAGGGCTGGCGCCTTTGGATGGAGGACGCGCTGTCGCACCTTACCGTCGACAAGCTGACGGTGCGCCAGGTGATGGTGGTGCTGGAGCTGCTCATCGAGAAGGTCCGCAGCGTGGGCGGCCAGCTCTGCGTGAGCGCGGCCAACGGGAAGATCAAGACCGCCGTCCTGGAGGACGGTTACTGGAAAATCACCTTCGAGCAGGATAACACGTTCGCGGCCCATGACCTGATGCGCTGCGCCACGTTCAGCGGCGGGAGCCTGAAAAGCTACTGGGTGGAGATTGCCGCGGTGGAGGGTGACTCCATCCTGGTGGCTGCCGACGAGTTCGGGGCCTCCCTTCCGGAGGCGGGCGACGAGTGCGTGCTGATGGGCAACACGGAGAACACGCTTCGGCAGAACCTGATCCTGATATCGGCCACTGAGGACGGTCAGCCCCGTATGGACGTGATGGACGGTGTGAAGTCGAAGAGCTTCTCGGGCTGCCTCCGTACACGCCTTGGAAATCTCGACGGCATCAGCGACGACTGGTTTCCAGCGGACAACCAGCCCCACGGCAACGGGCTTTACAGCGACAACGCCTATCTGCGCGGCACGTTCCTTCTTGTGACGGGCGAGGACATCCGGACGAAGTTCGAGATCGTGGAGGGCAGGATCACCAGCGCGGTGACGGCCCTTCGCAGCGACTTCGCCACGGAAAAGGGGTATCTGAACAATCCCGCCTTCGATGACGGCCTGGAAAAGTGGACGACGGAGAACGAGACGGTGTTCTTCCTTGCCGGTAACCGGTGGATCTGGGCGAACAACAATGTGCTGTCCAAAAAAGGCGACGGTGCGAGCGTGACGACGGACGACGGGCGTACGGTCGTGCGCATCCGGAACAAGTACATCCTGCAGAAACGTGCGAACCTGAAAAGCGTCCCCTCCATGCCTGAAAACGACAGCGGGGAGAAGGAGGCCGTGCCGGTCTACCTCACCTTCTTCTACCGCTGTGCCCAGGGCGGCACGCTCCGCGTGGAGTTCGAGAATGTGGACAAGACGGGCTTTGCGAACTTCAACAGCCTGGAGGCGGAGGAGGAGCTGGCGGCGACCGACGGCTACGTGCAGTACACCTGCAGCGGCCTCTGGAACGGCACTGGTGACTTCAAACTCTCCTTTACTGGTGACATCTACCTGTACATGCTTGTCCTCTCCACCGACAAGGTGGAGAGCCTCGCGCACCGCTACAAGACGCTTTTCGAGCAGTCGGAGCGCCTGGTGAAGATCTCTGCGGCGGTGTTCGACCGTGACGAGAACCTGCTTCAGGAGACGGGCCTTTTCGTGAAGCCCGAAGGCAGCGGCCTGTACGCGCAGGGCGCTGACGGTAAGGTGGCCCTTGTCGGCGTAGCCGTGGAGGAGACCGACACGGATGGCAACAGCCGGACCGTCATCAAGCTGACGGCTGACAATATCCTTCTGGAGGGCCTTGTGACTGCGAACGGGAACTTCAAGGTCCTGGAGGACGGGAGCATCGAGGCTGTCAACGGGAAGTTCACCGGCGAGATCGACGCCACTGGCGGCACGGTGGGCGGCTTCGACATCAGCTCCTCCTCGCTGCAGGCGGTGTCCGGGGCCGAGTCGATGTACCTCTCTGCCAGCCTGATGCGTTTCAGGAACGGCGGGAACAGCGTGTACCTGGGCTCGGACGTGATGCCCTCCTCGATGGGCGGCATGATCAGCTGCCCGATGCGTGTGGAGGTCTCCCGTACGAGCGACAGCATCCTTTACGGGAACATCGGCCTCTACCTGGACGTGACTGGCTCCAACGCCTATGACGACCAGGGGTACCAGTACTCGGGGAACCACGCGCTGTACATCCCCCACGGCGACATCTGCGGGCTTCGTCTTCGCGTGAGGCGTGTGAGCACGAGCCAGACGCTCTCCGACATGGACAGCTTCATCATCACGGTGGGGAGCAGTGACATCACGCTGACGCTCCCCTCGAGCCCGCAGGACGGGCAGGCGTACTGGTTCAAGCAGTCGGCCTCGGGAACCTACACGCTCGCCGTTGGCAGCAGCTCGCACCGCATCAACGACGGTCGTACGAACAGCAAGAGCAGCTGGACGGTTGCGGACGGCGCCATCGTGATGCTGGTCTGGGACAAGGTGAACAAGCAGTGGTGCGCCGGCTATTCGAGCTGGAACTGACATTAACCATTTAACGTATCCTATCATGGCAAGAATCAATTTCAAAGAACTGCCGGTCTATACCGGCATATCCCGCAGCAGGAGAGTGACGGGTGACGCTCGGGAGTCCTTCGCGGACGTGCTTTACACCCGTATAAACGGCGTTCGCGCCAAGGACCTCGCTTTGAGGATCTTCAACAGCGACGGGGAAATGGAGCTGGACGGCGATGACGAGAAGCTGGTGCGCTTCGCCGCCGCGAACCTCTGCGTCCCCTCGGTCGGCGACGCGATCATCGAGACGCTTGACAAGAACAACGAAACCAAAAGGGAGGAATAGACCATGGCACTGACAGATGCAGAAAAAACGGAACTGAAGAACGATATCCTGAACGCGATCAAGGCGGAGAGCCGGAGCGTGGACGAGCTCCTGGAGGTCGCCTCGCTGGACAATATCAAGAGTCTTCCGGCCCTTCGGGGTACGGACCTGGTAAGTGCTCCCCTGTCGCTGTTGGCCGAGCCGGCGACCAATGCGGCGGCCACTGCCAACGCAGCCGCCACGAAAGCGAACAATGCCGCGACTACCGCCACCAATGCGGCCAGCAGCGCCAACAGCGCCGCAGCCACAGCGAACGAGAAGGCCGGCATGGCCGAGACGGCTGCCGAGACGGCCAACGAAGCCGCTGAAAACGCCACTGCCGCTGCTGCCGCCGTGGAAGGCAGCCTTCCGGGAAGCCTGAAGGCGGAAGTGGACGAGGAGAACGACACGGTACGGCTCATCCTGCTGGGGAAGACCGGTGCGGAGATCGCCTCGGTGGACATCCCCGGGGGTACGGGCAGCGGGGGCAACACGTACAACGTGACGGAGGAGGTTCCCCTGGAAAACGGCTACTATACCCTGGAGACGGCCATCGTCGCCGTAAACGTGAAATACCGGTACAAAGGGCGCTGCATCACCTACGAGGTGAGCCAGGGCAAATGGGAGACCAAGCAGTTCTGCGGCACGAGCCTTACGGCCTGGGAGAGCGCGGGCGCCTGGGAGGACTTTGGCGGTGCCGGAACGCTGAAGAGCCTGACCGTGAACGGTGAGCAGAAGGTTCCAGATGCGGAGGGCAACGTGAGCCTGACTATCGACAAGGTGGAAGTGGATGAAAGCCTGGACGCCTCCAGCACGAACCCGGTGGAGAACCGGGCGGTGACGGCGAAGATAGAGGAGCTTGACGCGAACACGGTGTTCGGCGCGAGCGCGGAGCTTTCTGACGACGAGACGATCGTGCGGCTGACACTGACGAACAAGTCCGGGGCGGAGATCACCTCGGTGGACCTTCCTGCCGGCAGCGGGGGTGGCGGTGATGGCGGCAGCACGACGAGGATCGTGCTCGGCGCCTTGGTCGACAACCCCACCGTGAAGGAGGGCGGCAGCGTGAAACTGACCTGGACGTACGACCACCAGTACTCCTCCGGCGACGAGAAGGGCGAGAGCACGGGCCAGAAGGCGGCGGTCACCATCCAGGTGAAGCGCGGTGCCACGACCACCTACTCGGAAAGTGTCCGGGATGTCAGCAAGGGCACGTACACGCTCGACCTGACGAAATACCTGCTGCTGGGCACGAGCGACATCTACGTGATCGCGGAAACCACCGACCCGGGTACTGGGAAAACGCAGAAGAAGCAGGCCTACGTGAGCGTGAAGAGCGTGACGCTAAGCCTCACGAGCAGCTATAACATCGCCACGGGCATCACGCAGGGCGGGCTGGGCGCCGAGGATACGGCCACCATCCCCTACGCGGTGACCGGCACGGGTACCAAGACGGTGACGCTGTACGTGGACGGCGTGCAGAAGGAGTCCCATTCGGTGACGCGCAGCGGCACCACCAACGGGACGTTCGGCCTGGCCATGTCCCCCCTGTCGGTGGGCCGCCACACGGTACAGATCGTTGCCGAGATGGAGGCCGACGGTCTGACGCTGAAAAGCGAGAGCGTCTACATGGACCTTCTGAAACGGGGCAGCAGCGCGCCGTTCATCGGCACGAAGATCGTCCATGCCGACGGGCGTATCATCACCGGCACCGGCCATACCGTCCCGACGATAGAGACCGGGCGTTACGAGCAGTGCTCCTTCGACTTCGTGGCCTACGACCCCTCGGTCACTCCCGCGACGGTGGAGATCTGGCGTAACGGTAGCCTTTCGCGCACCGTCAGCGTGCCGCGGAGCGTGCAGACCTACTCGAACCGCTTCACGGAAGAAGGCATGCAGACCCTGCAGCTGAAGCTGGGCTCGACGTCCTACTCCCTGACGGTGGACGTTACCGAAAGCGGTGTGGACGTTTCCGAGGCCTCCTACGGCCTGCTGCTGAAGCTGGACGCTGCCGGGCGCAGCAACGGGGAGAGCGATCCCGGTGTCTGGGAGTCCGGCAACGTGAAGACCACGTTCGAGAATGTGGACTGGAGCAGCAGCGGTTGGACCGGCGAGGCGCTGAAGCTGACTAACGGTGCGAAAGCCACCATCGGGTACAAGCCCTTCGCCACCGACGTGAAGTCCACCGGGCTTACGATAGAGCTGACGATGAAGGTCAGCAACGTCACCGACCGCTCGGCTGCGGTGGTGAGCTGCATCAGCGGCGGCAAGGGCCTTCTTGTCACCACACAGGAGGCGGGCTTCCGTACGGGCCAGACGGTGACCTACACCAACGAGGACGACGAGCTGGTAACGCGTGACGTGAAGCTCTCCACCAACTACGCCGACGGCAGTGTGATGAAGGTGGCGCTGACGGTGGGTACGGCCTCGGAGAACCGCCTGATGCAGCTTTACGTGAACGGCAACCGCACGGGCGCCGATATTTACGACGCGTCGTTCAGCTTCCAGCAGGAGACGCCGCAGGAGATCACGGTGGACAGCTCGGGTGCCGACGTGGAACTGCGTACCGTGCGGGTCTATAACCGGGCCCTCAGCGACGACGAGGAGCTGGAGAACGCGATGGTGGACACGGAGGACACCGACACGATGATGGAGCTTTACGAGAAGAACGATATCCTGGGCGACTCCGGTGATGTGGACATGGACCGCCTGCTCTCTCAGGGGAAGGGCGTGCTGCGCATCGTGCGGGCGAACAAGCTGGACGACGTGTACGCGGAGAACAACAAGAAGACCGACTTCCTGGCCGACATCTATTACTACTCGCCCCTGGGCACGGAGTACAACTTCATCCTGACGGACTGCTACATCCGCATCCAGGGAACATCCTCCACGAAATACCCGTCGAAGAACATCCGCATCTACTGCTCCAAGGGGAGCGAGCTGCTCTTGATGAGCGGTGACCACGTCAGCGCGGGTAACAAGTACACGATGCGGCCCGGCGCGGTTCCGGTGAACCTGTTCTGCTGCAAGTCCGACTACTCCGACTCGTCCATGTCGCTGAACACGGGCGGGGCGAAGCTGTTCAACGACGTGATGAAGGAACTTGGGCTTCTCACGCCTCCCCAGCGCCACCAGTACGAGCAAGCCGGCAACAGCCTCGCGGCGGTGAACATCCGCAGCGCCATCGACGGCCTGCCTATCGATATCTTCTGCGCGGAGACGGCTGACGGTGAGAACACCTACTATGGCCAGTACAACTTCAACAACGAGAAAAGCAAGAGCGGCGCGGTGTTCGGCATGGAGGGCGTGGAGGGCTTCACCCCGGAGTGCCCGATCACGCTGGAGATGCTGAACAACACCTCGCCTGTCTGCCTGTTCGCCACCACCAGTGACAGCCAGCTGGAAGCCGACTTCGACGCCGGTGCGGAGATCAACTACGGCCTCGACTCCTCCGGCAAGGCGCAGACCGACGGAGACATCACGTGGTCAGGCCTTGCCACGGCGCAGCAGACGGCCCTGAAACGGCTTTACGGGTGGGTCCGTGCGTGCGTCCCCGCCGGGGCGAATGCCAAGGATCCCTCAACTTTCGCCAGCGACAAGTTCAGGACGGAAATCGGCAGCTATTTCGACAAGGACTACCTGCTGACCTATTACCTTTTCACCGACTATTTCCTGAGCGTGGACCAGCGCGCGAAGAACATGATGCTGCGCACGTGGGACGGTCTGAAATGGTACATCACGTACTACGACGGCGACACGCAGTTGGGTAAGCGCAACGACTGCTTCCTGGTTTACGGCTACACGACGGACCGGGATACCTACGACGCGGAAGCGTCGAAGTACGCCTTCGAGGGCCACGACTCCTGGCTGTGGAACCTGGTGCTGGCCAACCTGCAGGACGATCTGAAACGGTGTGCGGCCAACTTCCGGGCCGTGATGACGAACGAGCGTGTGCTTTCGATGCTGAACGGGGAGCAGAGCGGTAACTGGTCGGACCGTGCCTTCAACAAGTCGGGCTACCTGAAGTACATCGCCCCGGCGGTGCAGGAGATGTACGGCAAGGTGTGGCCTTTCATCTACGCGCTGCAGGGAAGCAACCGGTCGCACCGCGAATACTTCATCCAAAACCGCTTCGCGCTGCTGGATGCGAAGTACGGTACGAGCAACTTCACGAGCGACAACGTCGACCTGTATCTCTCCCGTACGGCGGACGATACGGCCGACACCTTGAAAATCACGGCCTCGGAGCCCTACGCCTTCGGTTACGGCACGAACAACAGCCCCAATATCGCGGGCACGGGCATCGTGGACGAGGATGGGACGGCCACGCTTTCCATCACCGGCGCCTATACGGTGAACGACCCGCTACGCGTGTATGGCGCGAGCCGCATGCGGGTGCTGGACATGACGGGCGCCGCGGACCACCTGAAGAACGCCCTGGACCTTGGCAAATGCACGGTGCTGCGCGAGCTGAACCTTCAGTCCGCCACGACCGGCTCCACCGGCTGGTGGCTTTCCATCAGCAGCTGCCGGCAGCTTAGGAAGCTTAACGTGCGTAACCAGTCGCAGGCGAAGACCGGGGGCAGCACGAGCACGGCGCTTGACCTGACGGAACAGACGAAACTGGAGGAGCTGGACGCGAGAGGGACGAAGGTGCAGAGCGTCTCCTTCGCCAAAGGAGCACCGGTGACAAAAGCCTACCTTCCGGGCACGCTTACGACCCTCCGCCTGGAATACCTTTCCAAGCTCACCTCGTCCGGGCTTACGCTCGAGACCTGGAGCAACGTGAAGACGCTCGTCTTTGACAGCTGCCCGAACCTGAACTGGGAGACCCTGCTTTCCCGGTGCGCCAACGTTGACCGCATAAGGGTGACGGGTATCGACCGTGAGGATGACGGCACGTGGTTGAAGAAGTTCATGGAAATGGGCGGTGTGGACGCGGACGGCAACTCCACGGACACCTGCGCGCTGGTGGGTACCGTGCACTTGACCAAATACCTGGACGAGGAGACCTACGCAGCCTATACCGCCCACTTCCCGGAGCTGAACATCCGGCAGCCTGAATACACGATGATCGAGTTCGACGACGAGGTGTCGGACGACGCGAACGTGAGCAACCTTGACAACGGAACCGGTTACAAATATGACAGCACCTACGAGGCAAGCGGCCATATTTCCGCTATCCTGAAACAGCGTCACCGTGTACTTGCTAAAGTGACTAAAAAAGCGACAACGCGTAGCGTGACCATGGCGAACGTTGACACGACGATGAACAACCTTGACGGCGAGATGACCTACTACCCGCTGGACGACTCGGACAGCAACAAGTACGCCGACGGCACGGCTGCCAAACTGGACGGCACTGAAGGTGACTGGATGATGTACGAGCCCTTCTTCTGGAGCAAGGGCGTGAACGATTACCTAAACGGGAAACATTACTCCTGCTATAGCAATAATGACGCGGACAACATGCCGGAAACTCCGGAGGCCACCGTTATTACGCTCGACGACATCAAAGGAACCAGCGGCGGCTATCTTTCCGGCCGTAAGATCATGAGCGGTAAGGAGACACTCTCGGAGAGCTACAGCACGGACAGCACGTACTCGGTGTGCAAGGTAAGCGTGTCCGGCTACAAGAAAGTACGTTTCCCGAGCGTTCCGGGCACGAACCTGGTGGGCAGTATCTTCACGGACGACGCCGGCGCAGTCATCAGCTCGATCGTTGTCCCGACGCTGAGCAACAAGTTCGAGGCCGGTATGTATCTGATTGCCGAGGTCCCCGACGGTGCCACTGCCCTCCACTTCTCGGTCCTGAACACGGCGGAGTTCGACAAGGTGGTGCTTTCCAACAGCGACAAGATCGAGGATATGGAACCTGACTGGGTTGCCAACGACGAGCATCTTTGCGCTGTTGTTGGCAGTTCTGTCGTGGGAACCAAACTGCGTTCCTGCATCACGGGCGGCAGCACGACGGCGAGCCTTTCGTGGACAGACTTCCACTATTACAGTGTCCAGCGGGGTATGCAGCAGATCGACGCTTTGATGCACTCGCGCATCGCGAACCTTTTCTACGCGAAGTATGGTCGGCGTGACAGCCAGGAGCAGTGCGGCGCGGGCTCCCACTCGAACAATCGTACCACCGGCGGCACGGCCTCACGCGGTATGACCGATACGATCGGTTATGAAGAGGCGCACGCCATCAACCCGAACGTGACGAACTCGCTTGTGGACAACATGGTCCACCAGTACGCCTGGTACCGGGGCGAGGATGACTACGGCGGTGCTACTGTCACGCAGGTGAACAATATCTGTTGTCTTGGCTACGAGGATATCTACGGTCATAAGTATGACATGATGGACGGTGTTGATCTTCCTAATGACAGCGGCAACGCCGGCAAGTGGCGCATCTGGATGCCTGACGGCACGACCCGCATGGTGAAAGGGGGTACAAGTTCGGGCGTATGGATAACGGCCGTTGCACATGGCAAGTACATGGACGTGGTTCCGGTGGGCTCCGTTTCGGGTTCTTCCTCGACGCATTACTGCGATATGTACTACATATCTACCGCAGCCAGCCGTGTGGTCTATCGTGGCTACTTCAACGCGTACCCGAGTGGCGGTGTTTCGATGTCGTATGCGTACTACGATTCCTCGTATACGAGCACGATCATCGGTTCTCGTCTGGCCTTCCGCGGCCGGCTCGTCAGGGCGGCGAGCGTCGCTGCGTTCAAGTCGATAAGCGAGGTGGCATGATCGGTCGCGTAAAGCGTCAAAGCGGGAGCGAAGCGACAAAACGTCCGGTGTTCCCCGAACAAGGGGAACGCCGTTCTTTACGGGCGTCAGCCCGTTGAAAAATTTTTGTTTCCGGGGTTTTGTACCTGTTTGTTAAATAATAATTTATGAAAAATCGTACTTTTGCATTCAAATTAAAAGGTGGCGCTTCCCCATAAGCCGTGTGGTTTATCGTGGCAACAACAACGCGAACCCGAATGGCGGTGTCTCGATGTCGAATGCGAACAACGATTCCTCGAATACGAACACGAACATCGGTTCTCGTCTGAACAACAATCGAAAAGAAATTTTAATCGGCGTACAACACCGGGGACTTGTCCCCACCGTGGTGCCGAGGGAAGCAAGCCTCAGTAACAGCAGCCTTTTCGGGGCTGGAAAACTGAAAAATAGAGTGTCGGGTAGGGTTTGGTAGGCCGGAAACGGTTCGAAGAAGCCGGGCCCGGGGGATTGAAGGCCCCGTATTAAAAACAAGAAAAGGTATTTATGCGCAGAGTTGGTCATATCATCGAGGAGATTGTGGAGCCTTCCAACATGGAGGCCTCGTTCCGGCAGGTCCTTCGCGGCAGGAAACGTAAACGCAGCCGCCAGGGGTGCTATCTGCTTGCGCATAAGCCCGAGGTATTGGAGGAACTGACCGCGCAAATTGCATCCGGCACTTTCCGGGTGAAGGACTACCGTGAGCGTGAGATTGTGGAGGGCGGGAAACTACGCCGGATTCAGGTGATCCCGATGAAGGATCGTATTGCCGTGCATGCCATTATGGCGGTGGTGGACCGCCATTTGCGGAAACGTTTCATCCGTACTACCTCTGCCAGTATCAAGAAACGGGGGATGCACGACCTTCTGGCGTATATCCGTCGTGATATGCGTGAGGATCCGGAAGGTACGCGTTACTGCTACAAGTTCGATATCACGAAGTTCTACGAGAGTGTGAAACAGGATTTCGTGATGTATTGTGTGAACCGGGTTTTCAAGGACTTCAAACTTATGGCCATGCTGGAGAGTTTTGTCCGTCTGATGCCCGATGGTTTGAGTATCGGGCTGCGCAGCTCGCAGGGCCTGGGTAATTTGCTTTTGTCTGTGTTTTTGGACCATTATTTGAAGGACAGGTATGCCGTCCGTCATTTCTACCGTTATTGTGATGACGGCGCTATACTGGGTAAAACGAAAGCGGAATTGTGGAAGATTCGTGATGCCGTCCATGGGCATATTCAGCGGGTCGGTCTCGATGTGAAGGAGAACGAGCGCGTGTTTCCCCTGGGCGAGGGCATCGATTTTCTGGGATATGTGACTTTCGGTGCGGACCATGTCCGCCTGCGCAAGCGCATCAAGCAGAAATTCGCCCGAAAAATGCACGAGGTAAAATCGAGAAGAAGGAGGCGTGAGCTGATAGCGTCGTTCTACGGGATGGCCAAGCACGCCGACTGTCATACGTTGTTTAAAAAATTAACAGGCAAAGACATGAGATCATTTAAAGACTTGAACGTCGCTTATAAGCCCGAAGACGGCAAAAAGCGATTTCCCGGGGTGGTGGTAAGCATCCGGGAACTGGTAAACTTACCGATTGTAGTGAAGGACTTCGAGACGGGCATCAAGACCGAGCAGGGAGAAGACCGCTGTATCGTGGCCATCGAGATGAACGGCGAGCCGAAGAAGTTCTTCACCAACAGCGAGGAGATGAAGAACATCCTCTCGCAAGTGAAAGAGATGCCCGACGGCTTTCCTTTTGAAACAACCATCAAGACGGAAACCTTCGGCAAGGGTCGGACCAAATACGTATTTACATGAGACGGGTAGAAGGAACATCCGGGATAAAGCTGATTGAGTGCGTGAGCCCGGCACGCAACAGGTGGCGCGTCCGCTGGGACGTGCGGGAAAGGGAGGACGGCTCCGCCTCCTACATGGAGGAGGGCTTCATCGGCCGTCCGGATCCGGAGACGATAAAGGCCGTCATCACCGGCTGGTACAACGAACAGACCGACCGGGAGATCCTTTCCGGGTTTGTCTATGAGGATATGCCGGTATGGCTGTCAAGCGAGAACCAGTTCAACTACAAGGCGGCGTATGACCTTGCGGTACAGACCGGCGGCGCCACGCTTCCGGTGACGTTCAAGTTCGGGACGGACGAGCAGCCGGTCTATCGTACGTTTGAAACGCTGGAGGAGCTGACGGACTTCTACACGAAGGCCATGAAGCATATCCAGGACACGCTGGCCGACGGCTGGAAAAAGAAAGACGCTTTTGATCCGGAAGATTACCGGGTGGAATAAACCCTTCGGGGGAGGGAAGAAAAAAAGCCCCCGGCCTGTTAAACAAGTATAGACGCCAATCACATACTTATACGCAAATGCGCCGTCTCACACAACCGGGGGCAAATACCCTCTGCTGTGAGACGGCGCGTTTTTGCGCTATAAAATATGTGATTGGCACTGCAAAGATATAAAATTTTGGCTATATGAAAGTGATTGAGATACTAAAGTTTAACCGGGAGCTTTTAAAAAGGCTCCAGGCTGCCGGGATCAGGTTGGAGGACGCCCGGTATATCGACTTGTATTCGGACTATACCCGCCTGCTGGAGCAGGGCGAGAAGGTCTCGTATGCCGTGGCCGTGCTGTCCGAGAAATACTCGGTGAGCGAACGCAAGGTGTACGCGCTGGTGAAACGTTTCCGGAGCGACTGCAAGACGCCTGCAGTGTGAACAGGCCGTTTTGTGCGTTTTACGCGGCTTTTTCCTGTTATCTTTAGAACGTTTCAAATTTTAGGAGGAAAAGGCCATGAACAAGTATTACCGTATTCTGGACAAGATTCTTGCCACGGGAAAGACACAGACCAACAGGAAGGGGAACATACAGTACCTTCTGAACGAGCGGCTGTCGCTGACACCGGCGGACCTGCTTGACATATTCGAGGGGCATAATATTGCCCGTAAGAAACTCCGCAGCGAGCTCCAACTGTTCATGCAGGGGGAACGTAACGTGGAGAAGTACCGGGAGGCCGGCATCAACTGGTGGGATTATTGCGGTTCCATCCTGGTGAACAGTTATCCGACATATTTCGAAAAGCTACCGCCGTTGATAGCGAAAATCAACCGGGAGAAACGCAACAGCAAGAACTACGTGCTTTTTCTGGGTGAGACCGGTGCGGAAAGCAACCAGGCACCCTGCCTGAGTCTGGTGCAGTTCCAGCTGGATGACGGGGAACTGGTGCTGTCCGCCTACCAGCGCAGCAGTGATGCGAACCTCGGACTGCCTTCCGACATTTACCACCTGTACCTGATGGCCCGGCAGATAGAACTTCCCCTGAAGTCGATCACCCTGAACCTGGGCAACGTGCATATCTACGAGAACAACATTCCCGGTACCCGTGCTTTGATTGCCGGTGACGAGACGGTCCGTTTCGAATTGAACGTGTAACCGCTGTATGTGCCATGCAGCGGGAAGTGTTCATACTTCCCGCTCTCTTTCACCGATTCTCGTGACCTTTGCGGCCGTTTTTAAAGCAGATGAAATGAGAAAGATGTATTTGTCCGCCCCGCTACCTTTTATGGGGCAGAAACGCATGTTTGCGAAGGAATTTATCAAGGTGTTGGGACAGTTCCCGGACAGCACCGTGTTTGTGGACCTGTTTGGCGGTTCGGGCCTGCTGTCACATATCACCAAATGTGTCAGGCCCGATGCCGTAGTTGTATATAACGATTTCGACAACTACCGCCAAAGGCTTGCGAATATCCCGGCCACCAACGCGCTGTTGTCCGATTTGCGACAGATAGTGGCAGGAGTTCCAAGAAATAAACGTATAACCGGTGAGGCCCGTGAGAAGGTGCTGGAGCGTCTTGAAAAAGAAGAGAAGGAGTATGGATATGTGGATTATATCACGTTATCCTCGTCACTGCTGTTTGCTATGAAATACGTGCTCAGCCTGGAAGATATGAGAAAAGAGACGCTCTATAATACTATTCGGCAGACAGATTACCCCGAGTCGAAAGATTACCTGGAAGGGCTTACCGTGACCAGTGAGGACTACAAGGAAGTGTTCAAACGTTACAAGGATGTTCCGGGCGTGGTGTTCCTGGTTGATCCGCCGTACCTTTCCACCGAGGTGGGAACCTACAAAATGTACTGGCGCCTGGCCGACTATCTGGACGTGTTGAACGTGCTGAAAGGGCATGCGTTCGTGTACTTCACCTCGAACAAGTCTTCCATCCTGGAACTGTGCGACTGGATGGGCCGGAACCCGTTTCTCGGCAACCCGTTCGGGAGATGCAGAAAGGTGGAATTCAATGCAAGCGTGAACTATAACGCCAGATACACGGACATGATGCTATATACGGTACCGGATGAGGTGACAAGTGTGGCAGCCTGA